GAGCCACAAAGTTGGCTTCCATCAATTCGTAGCAATCCACCGCTGCGCCGATGTCGGCGCAGGCGTAGGCAATCGCACCTTTCCCTGCGCTTGGTTCTAGCACGCGCATTCCACGCTGCACTTCCGCCAGTTCCATCAACCGAGCCACCACTGCCGGTGGAGACGGGAAAAAGTTAAATTCATCCTTCGGCACTTCGACCTCGCCCGAAAGGATGATCTGGTCAACCCGGTTCGCGGCCTCGTCATCGAATATGTGGGCTTTGGCTTTTCGGTTCCACTTTCCACCAGCGGCCTCCAAAACCTTATTCGTCCTCTCGTACATCCTGCGATCAAGCTGGCCCGTCAACATCAGCGCATTACCGTTTGTTTCAGCGCAGCTCAGAACTGCAAGAACTTCATCATCTACTCGCATTACCTTCTTTCTCCGTAGTAAGGCCAGGCTAACCCGGCACTTGAAGCGACGCCGGTGAGCGTCGCGGTTATTTGGCCGCAGTGGCGGCGCGCTTCAGCTATGCGTTATACGTTTCCCACGCGGGCCAGTGCCTCCAGAAATCCTCGCGCAAATGCCGTGCGCTCCCGTTCCTGAAATTCGGCCTGTTGCCCCGGCAAGAACGCGCTTTTCAGCAGCAAGGCACTTTCATCATCGCGAGTGAACAGCATCATGTGTTCTCGGCTATGCCGAACAAGCCTCTCCGCGAAGATCGTCACCGTCTTGCAGTCATCGAGCATCGGCGCCTGCTGTGCCGCCAGAACTGACAGCATCGGCGGCAACTGCACCGCAAGCCGAACCATCCCGCGCTCGTTCAGGTATCTCGTTGCCATCGGCGGCAGGTCAATCACCGTTATCGGTTCCATGTCGTCCGCGTACAAAACCACTCGCATATTTACCTCCACGTATAATTGTGCATTCAACCCGGACAGCCCTACGGCTGCGCCTCCGGGCTTCCGGTTAATGCGGCGTTATGTGCTGCCGCTCCGATTCTTAGACCAAGCTCTTTTGCAATATAATGGGCCTCTTCATCTATCTCGTCGTGATTTAGCTTTATGGCCAATATTGCCGCATTACGTTTGTGGAAGATGGCGCGGTTCTTAGTGACGGTTTTCATTAATCGCCCGCCTTCAGTTTGCACGGTGTCACCTGATTTTGACTCACGAGTTACAAATACAGGCTCAATGTATCGGTCATCAAAATAAGCGATGTACATCTCTCTATTTACGGTCTCGCTAAGTTCAAACATTTCGACCTCTGAGTAAGCACATAACAATTCATTAGTGTGGGACGCGGCGTAAGCGGCGCGTCCACTCCAACTGCACGGGGCCGCGCCCCACAATTAACCGTTGGGCTTCACTAATTGTCTGGCTATGAATGAGCCATCTTTTACAAATCCGTGAAACTCTTCACCTGAGATTGCGGCTTTTGCAGTTACGGTAAACGGAATTAGCGCTTCGGCTATTTTATGAAATTGCTCGAACGAACATTCGAATTTGTCGTAAAGTGCAGTCTCAATTTTGTCACTGTCGTAGTTATCGGGGAACCCGAAAATGTGTGCTGCCAACTCTTCTGCATCCATCCAGTCCATGTTTTTTCTCCTAGTTTACAAGCCCAACCCGGCGGTGAAGCGGGACTGCTGAATTAAGTGTTTCGTTTTTATTCATGGTTTCCATCGCCGCAGCCCCTCACTTTTACGTTAGACATCGTATTCAGGCTTGCAATGTTGACACTGAAAATCCTCATAGCCATCGCTCACCTTCCCAGTTCCGTGACAAATAGAGCATCTGTCGCGCCTATCAGAATCGCTTTTTTCTCGCATCATTCGCAATTCTTCCGCAAGTCCTTGCGCAGCCATTGGGTACATTCCCATGAGTCCTTCTTTTTTGCCACAATCAGCAGCTTCCAATGCTTGTTCAATGTTCATGTCTAACCTTTCATTCAAGCGGGACGCCTATCGGCGCCCCTTAATTTAACGTTAGCTTGCAGAATGCCGCGCAGCTTTCCGACAAGCGCCTCCGCATCTTTTGCGTCTCTCCAGAAAGCATCGGCCCTCTGCTTCGCCTCGGCGTCGGTCTCGTCGGGTCGCTTCTGTAGCGCATGGCGGTTGTTCTGGTATGCAATACTCATAAATCGCCAAGTCGCGAACTCCAGCAGGCGAAGCTCGCGGGAAGTGACATGCAAGCTAACAACCGCTTCGAGATCCGACCCATTACCGCGTGGTGGCTTTTCGGTCGGTACTTCGTCTCCAGGTATTCCATCGCTCATAGCTCGTTTCCTCCGTTATGGGCGGTAATGGTCGGCTCAAGCGGGCCGTTAGATTTACTCACCGATATACCAGCGCTTGTCTGGAAGAACTCTGACAGCCCGCTTTATAAGCATTTCAGCACGCTTCTTGCTGAATATGTACACAATAAGGCTGGCTGCCATTAAATATCTAGCATAAGGTATAGTAGATCTATCTTTAGAAGAATTGAATAATATTACATTATTTCTAGGTTCTTTATTAGTAACTATGTACCCGTTTTTCCATATCTCATTAAATGGATATTCTAATTGTATTTTCATAAGTTATATTTAATTATGGTAGCACGTCCGGGTAACGATCCCGGCCCAAAGACTTATGAGGTCTTTCTTCTCACCTGTGAAATACCGTGCTAAGAAATTGGTACTCTTGGCAAGGATTGAACTTGCAATCTACTGAGTAGAAATCAGTTGCCTTATCCGTTAGGCTACAAGAGTATATTAAAACACTTTAAGATAAGTTCTGCCTGAAGCTCTATTCATCTTCAGCTTTCTCCCACTTTTCCGGTTCTTCGTGTGCACAGTGGTATAGAGTCCGTGAAACCTTGAACTACTTGTTAATATCAGAGGCTATCGCTCGATACAACTCATCTTTGTTAGCTAGACTTAGATTTTCATTCAATTACACACAGAGCTTATCTTAAAAGATCCTATAAGTTTACATCGACAAGATCAACGATGAAGAAGTTTTAAAACATTCTCAGGTTTGATTGTGATAGTTATCTAACATCCTCGAAGATTCACATCTCCTCTTAGTACGGTGTTGTTTCTAAAATAGGTACCTTGAAAGTTCTATTTTGGCTACTCCTATAACTACCACATGTTTGAGGATTCATCATCCTCTTCCAACCATACTGCTGAGAGGGGTTGGAAATTTAATGCTACGACTTAAGTTTACTCCCCTAGATAGTGACTGTCAAGCTGTTTGTTAGTAAGGCACGTCATCATCAAAATCGGGTTCTGACTTATCGAAACTATCCGCTACGGTATTTGCCGACTTGGGCTTCTCTTCGTAGCGTGCCACATTAGTCACCTTACCGAAATCACAAGAAGATTCTCCCCGCTTGTATTCAATAAGCTCTTTCACAAGCATGTTAGATAGATAAGGATATGTACCTGGAAACGCACCTTTATCTACTACACTAATTGCAAAGCTAAGATCTCCTTTAGACCCGTTGGCCACAAGTACATCCATTGTAATGTCCTTCACACCTTCTCCATCAGGAACGAAAATCTTAGGTCTACCTTTGAACCCATAAGGTACTAAATCCCCTTTCTTAAATTCGTTACAATCCCCTTTTAGAAGTGCATTTGCTTTTACTGAAATCACAAAATGGTTCTTATCCTCTGGGTTAGGAGGATCAATCTTGTACTTATCCTTAAATTCAGAAGTTTTAATCTTCTTATATGAATTCTTTGGGAAGGCTTTTTCCCAAGCATCTGCTGTATCTTCATCTACTACTATATCTGTCTTGTATTCTTTTTTAGCAGCGTCTGAATGATTAATAACAGCTGTCTGTACTTGAGTGTACAGGAACACTACATCACGAATATAACCCTTCTTTTCTTTCAAATTAATTTCAATCTTACTCATTTCTTTTCTCTTATTAACTTATATTATTTACAATATAAACACATTTACAGGGCTGCCGTCTTCAGGTGTATCATCCAAACTCTTAGCCCAATCTTCTAATGTTTCGTGGATAACTGCTGCTAGTTTATGAGCTTCTGCTGGAGAGTCTGATTCTAATTCAGCTACTTCTAAGTGACGTTCAACCTGCCTTCCACGAAGGAAGATGTATTTATTACCTACATCAACAGCTGGAAAATTGTAGGATTTAACCTGCCAATCTGTTTTACAGATATACTCTGAACAATATGTAAGGTCGATCTGTTCAAGAATCTGAAACTTTACTGTACGACCTTCCACCCACAATTTATATGTAATCTTCACATCTTAATCCTCACTTTCACGATATCATCTGCGTTAAACACAGCTAATCCTAGATAACCTTTGATTCGATATACATCTGCATCTTTATTTCTGTGAGCCCCTAAAGATTCTACACTCAGGATATTAGCAGAGCCATAAATCCCTGAGATACCTTTTGTCATACTTCCATCATCAAACTTGCCAAGATAAACTGTGGAGTAATTAGCTTTACATGGTTTAATGAATGATACCTTAGTCGACAACCATTGTCTACACTTTTGCCAAATATTTTCAGGGATAAATTCATCTTCAATCCAGTCTGTAATGTAAATTGGACTATCGTTATACAGATAATCAACAGGGCTTTTTATGATGAAAGCATCCTTGTTTTCAAGGAAAAAAGATCTGTTCACCAACAGAAAATCATATAGCTTAGAACCTTGTATTTTTGTGATATGATTTAGATAATCAACTTTAAAGGTGTTCTTTTCAGGAGTCAACCTCTTTAACCCCTCAAACTGAGTAGGGTGTTCTGATGTATCTCCGTTGATTATAAAATCCTCGTAAAGTCTACCAACACTTTTAGCTTTGGAAATTACATAACCCGTCAGGCAAGCATTATAGTAAGACACATCTTTAGGAATTTCAACGTCACCTATCAATGTACTCAACAGAGCACTGTGCCCAGTTATTTTATCGTTCTTGTAATTATTAAAACTTAAAGCATTTCCTGCAATCTTCTTCATTGGAAGCTTTTCAAGGAACTTTGAGGTTAGTATTACTTGATCCCATAAACCTTCGTTTAGTTCTTTATTGTTCAATTAATGTGCTCCTGCCCAATTTTTAGCTATGACATAATCCATGCCTAAAGTAACATTCATTTTATAATAGTCTGAAGTCTCTTTAGCTGCATCCATTACCATTTCACCTACTTTGGAATAGGATACCCACCACTTGTCATTTACATGGGTAACATTACCCAAGCGCTTACCTTCTAGTTTAAAAGCTTTTGCTTCTTCTTCCGTATTAAAGGATTTGAATTTAACAAGTCCTTTTGAAACTTCTAGTTGCACTTCATCCAACAGTTCACACTAGGCGCAACCCTTAGTGCCGCCAGAGCCGTTATCGGCTCCGCTGCCTCTAGTTTTCACTAGGGATCGGATCATATCACGAACCTGCTAGGCTCTATCCCGCTTCAACTCATCATTAGCTTATGAGCCTACTCCCCGAAGGGATGATCTCTGAACTTTAAAAGATTAAAAATAATTATCTGAGACTTTCTTCCAAGTTCTCTTGGAGAAAATAGTACCATCTTCAAAGATGGTATAACCATGTAGCACCTTGTAATTATTCATAATCTTTCCTTAGCTGCTGATTGACATAGGTTATTATACCCTTAGCTTTCCAGCAATTCAAGATATTTTCGATGTACATTACTGTACAAAGCCACAACGTAAATTATGGTATGCAATCATTTGTTGTACATAATCTCTATTTAACCATGACTCTTTAAAGAAGTCAACAAGCAAACCTTCTTCTTTTAACTTCTTATCTAGGATTACCATCTGTCTTTTTGCACAGATAACGCCGCTCGATTGTAGGAGAGAATTCAAAAGTGCATGTTTAGAACGGGTAGGTACTTTACGTCCATCTATACTAGTGATGAATTGCTTATTTCCTACCTTCTCCCAGTATTGTTCCAACTTATCTTTGAGTTCTGCTAAGGGCTTACACTCTTCCCAGAATTCCTCAAATATCTTCTTAGCTTTAGCTATAGGCCAATTCATTTGCTTGGCAATCTTAGTAGGCTGTGCTCCGTAGGATGCCGCATATTTAAGGGTCTTAGCCGCATCTCTTGTAATCCCTAACTTCCTTGCATTATTACAATGTATACTATTAGGTTTACTTTTAATCAAAGACTCTGCATATTCAGGTCCATTCTTATATTTCCATACAAAATGACCTTCAATCATGCTTTCGAGTGATGTAAAATCGGCACCAATTTCAAAAGCATTTGAATCTGACCCAAACAAAGCTCTAATCTTATCCCCATATAAAGAAGTTACTCTAGGAATATTACAGACTACCCTATGCTTGAATCTCGCAGTGCCACAATCACAAGTACCCGCAGGCGTAGGAATCCTACCATCCTCTCTCACTGCCCTTAGAAACCCTTTCTCAGCGTCTTCTTCATCGTCAAAATCAGCACCACCCCCTAAGATACTATTCCTTCTGTGATTGTAAGTCAACCAATTAGCTACATCTCTAGCATAAGGAAACTTCTCCCCTAGCAACTCAAGATTAGGGCATAGATTCTTATCTTGGTCTATTGTGAAACAAGGATTAGTTAAAACTCTGAGAGGTTTCTTTGCATCGTGATTAAGTAAATGCTCTTTAAGTCTCTCAGGCGTAACTCCAAGCTGATCGCAACGATCTTTACAGAAGTTAGAGTCTAAAGTCTGTTCTACATATCTTTCAACTGTTTCAATGTATTTATCCCTGCTTAACTTCTTCTTCTTGCTATCTACAGTTAAATCTCTTTCCTTGTATAAAGTAGGTTGCCATCCAATGGATACTAACCATTCCTTAATGTGTGTACTAGACTTAATCTCCGCCTTAACTGTGCCTGGGTGCAAGCTATAGTTAATTGGTAATGGATGTTCTTTACCTTCATAAATTAATCTGAAGTTACCTAACTCTCCTTCAATAGTAGCTCCAAGTCTACTAGCAAAGTTCTTAATATGAGTAGAAGGTTGTCCACTCTTTAAGAACTGAGTGTTTGGAGGAGTAAACTCTTTCAATAAAGTCTTAGTAGCAGGTTTAGGAGGAATAAGAGGCTCTACTTTTAGTCTTGCTTCTTCCATTAAGCTATCAAGCTCTTCCAGATTCTTCTTAGCTAATTCAAGATCAAACTTAAATCCTCTATGCTCACTTCTAGTTACAATCTCTGCTACAGCTTTCTCTAAAGTATAAGCGTCATCCCACTTCCAATCGCCTTTCTCTTTCTGGAGATATTCCCAAGCTTTCAAAGTAACGAGGGTGTCGTTCTCACAGTAACTTAGCATTTTACTGTGGTAGACTTTGAACTCAGCTCCTTTAAGAGAGTCTTTAGTAATGAGTCCTAACTCAATAGCTTCCTTCCTCCAATCAATCTTAGGAAAGCCTAGCATCTCACCAAACCACGCTAGACCATGCCCTTGACGATCAGGGTTTAAAGTCTTAGATAGAACCATACCATCATCAATCTGACAAGACTTACCATTAAAGGCATCTGGTCCTACTGAGTAATTCAAATCTAAAGCTAACTTCAAAGCTAGATGGTCAAAGTTAATACTATTCCATCCAATCCACTGTGTTACTCCCTTACTGAAATCTACAAATTTATTATAAACTTCTTCTTGGGAAAACTTATGAACTTCTTTAGTGTCGATATCTCGGCAGACTATACAATGTATCTTAAAAGAATCCCGTAGTTTGTACGGGATCTGAGTATAATCTATTGCTTCTTCATTTAGAAGAGATGAAGCTTCTATATCCCATACAACTCTCATTAACACCTCTTAATTATATTGAGAAAGCTTATTATGTAACATATTACAAGCCTTAACAAATATATCTCTATCTTCAGTTAGTATATCATGATACTCATCTAAAACAAAATCTAAGTCTCTGAAGAATGATAGTACCTCTTCTTTAGTTTCTGATGTAAGTCTATTAGACTTAAATTCACTCTATTCTTGTTCTACTTTCATACTCAAACCCTCTTCAGCGTAACTTTCACAATCGCCTTATTCTTGACTTCTTCAGGCCACTTAGCATTCTTAATTTCAGTAACCCATTCTGTCCAGTAATCAAAGTCGGAAGGTTCATAAGCTATGAGATATTCATTCATATGAGCTTCCGTAAAATCATGAACATCTTTCAGGAGAGAAGCCTTATCAAGGATACTGTCATGAATCAATACATACCCTCGCCATTCCTTCTCACCCTCTACTTCTACAAGAGCAATAGGATGGCTTGGTGAAAGATCCTTTCGGATTTCTTTAAAGTCAATTTGATAGTCGGGGGCAAGTGTATGGAAAGACCATTGTTTACGATTACTCATATTATAACCCTCTTGTTTATTTTCATTAAATTCTACAAAAGAATTGGAGGAGGTTTGATACCTAAATTCTCTTCCTGCTGCCCATATAGAGCTTCCTGGCCATACGTGGTCTCTCATTCTACAACTCCATCGTTCCAATGACCTTGATATATATACCCGCTTCGGCTAAAACCATTGTTCCAAGCATACATAAAATCAAATTCAAAATCAGAATAAAGCAACTTGATATTATCCCAATCTTTAGGCTCTATGCACTCCCTGTGCAATTCTACGGGGTTTCTATCTTTAACTATGTACTTACAAAATTTAATAGGTCCCTTTTGAACAGGCGCTTCAGTCGATCCAATCATGGTACACTCAGTCATTTACAATCTCCGTCAGCAGCTTCATTTCAACTTTCACAAATGTTCCGTTATCAAATTCCTTGTAAATCTCATCTGATAAGCATTGATCACTTATTGTAGCAATAAGATATAAGAAACTATCTGCTACAAGATACACTTCGATTGCTTCACTGTCAATATCATTTTGTTTAAGCCATAGATTCATTACTTAATTCCTCTTGTTGAATTTGTCTAATATCTGTCAAAGTATGGAGCTAGAGCCATTACAAATATACCAATACCGCCTACAGCTACTCCTAAAGCAATAAAAGCTGTAAGGTCTAGTATAAGTGCTCCTATTACAACCATTGTAGCACCTATTGAAAATATTCTTGCTAATTTACACATTTAAAAAACACTCTTTCAATTTTATCAAATGTTTCTTTGTAGTATTCTATGCAATCATCTAGTGTCATGTCAAGCCTTAGAATTCAACTTTACTTTTAAAAAATAGTTTCTTATCGTACATGGTGTGGGTAGCATTATCATAATAATATTGACCCGCCATACCAGTCCACCCCGTCCAGCGGCATTTCGTCATCTTCAGGTAAGTCGTATTACGTTCAATCTCGTCCTCTGCTTCTTTATTACGAGTGAATATAAGATTACAAGCTCCTGACTTAAAGATAGTAGAACTTCCCATCATATCTTCTTCGTGAAGATCAGCTCCAGTGCTGTTAGCCTTTTGGTTATTAGAGTTCTTACGAGCATGATTGATATTAATAAAAGTAACTCCGTGGCTTTTCGTCATGCCTTTCTGCCATTTTAGAAAACTAGCTTGTTCTTCATTGGAAAGCCCATCGAGAATGTCCTGGATAGGATCTAAGATTATCACAAGACACCCACAAGTAACAATTAAATTCTCATTGCACTTTTTCATGCTATCAATTCCACCATCTCTATCTTCAACTAGATGGAATCTAGGGGAACCTTCTTCATTCTGCCATAAGGTTGCCTCTTTAGCAAGAACTTCTTCACTTTCAAGATAAGCTAATTTTTCATTCAGGTCTTTAATTAAATCAATCTTATTTCCTAAATGCCTTGATAGCAACTTAGTACCATATTCCCCACCTTCTGATTCAAGACTAACCACCCCCACTTTATGAGGGCTATTAAAGATCCAATAGTAAACACATTCATCTACCAGTGTACTCTTACCACTTCCTGAGCTAGAGAGGACATTTACAATACGCCCTAATGGGATACCTCCAGCCATTCTATCTTCTACCTCGTGCATAAAAGGAGGTAGAGGGATCTTAGGTACTTTAGCTAATTCTCGAATCTTATCTTTCAAAGAGGTACTAGCCACAATCCCATCTGGCGTATAAGGTCTAGCTTTATAATAAGCATCTAGCCAAACCTTCTGTTTACCTTCTTCAAGCATCTTATTACTGTCTTTCAAAGGTAGGTCCATGACGAACATCTTACCCTTAGGAAGAACTTTAACAATGTCTTTCAATGCTTCTTGCCCGGCTGTATCCTGGTCGTAGCAAACAATAATCTTTTCAAATCTATTCAGCCAATCGTAGTGCATCTGAAGCTGCTTGTGGCTACCAGATTCTCCAATAACTGCTGACACGACAGGTGTAGGTTCAAAATCATAACCTTTACTCTTACGATAATCCTCAAGCATCTGGAAAGCGCTAAGACAATCTACTTCACCAGCTGTGAGTACAATATTCTTAGAATTACTATTCTTAAACTTCCATTGCCCAAAGAGATCACTTGTCTTTCCAAATTGACCTACAGAACTAAATTCCTTTGGGATAATTCTAAGCTTAAAGCCAGTAGTCTTATAATCCTTAGTAATGGGGTAGTAGTGTTTAACTACAGCTCCTGATGAGGTATTATACTCAAAACGTACGGCGTAAGCCTTGTAAGTCTCATCTGTTATACACCGACCCCCTTTCCCAGAGGTGCCTGTATAACCTTTAATCTTTTCAATCTCTTCTGGAGTTAATGGTTCTTTTGACATCACACTCTCTTCATAATTATCATCCCAAATGAATCTATCTAATCCGCGTTTTTCTTTTTCTTCGTCACTAAGTTCAGTGAAACCACATGAAAAGCAGAAACTCCCTTGACATTTCCCGTATACATGGAGATTATCTCCTGATTTATCCTCCCCTCTGCTGCGGCAGGATGGACATGCTGCTTTGTATTGCATAAATCCTTTACAAATTCATTATAAATTCAATTATCTCTGCTGATCCCATAGGTAGGTATGGGTTAGAAGAGATCTCTCGTCATAGCTGATTAAAATCCTTGATAAGGACTGTTAAGATTTGATCTTATATTAATCCTGTCATTTAATCATATCTACTATAGAAGTCCTAGCAGGAAGTGGTGCCCATATATCAACTTCTTGACCGAAATAATTACTTGGCCCAAACTCCTTCCAGCTATAAGGAACTAAATTATTTCCATGTACATCACAACTTTCATAAATAGAACTTCTTTTACTTTCATGTTTAACTAATTTACCCGGAGGAGTAGGGCATGAATACCCAATCACTATCTCATCAGGAATATTTCCATTTCTCATTTGATGACGTTCTTCTTCGGATATTCCTCTTGTGAACTTTGCCACCCTCCAGTACCTCTTTCCATCTTCATCATCATAATCCGACCAATTGCTTTTCGTCAAGTAGATAAGAACATATGCACCATCGTCTGGTAACTTTTCCTTAGTAGAGTAAAAAGACATTTCTATAATTCCTAGTAAGTTAATCATATACTCCTAGCGCAGTTTTAATCAATTTTCTTCCTAGTTCTACGATAGCTTTTTCAGCCACCTCTTCAGAGGAGAATTGAATAGTTCCTTCAAAATCCCCTACATCCTGACTAACTGTAAGACTGTCTGACCCTTGGCTATAGAAGTAATAATACTCTTCTTCAAAATCTTCATTATTCTTATCCGCCCACATCTGAAGCTTTGCCCTAGCAGCCGTAGAAGGTTTCATAAGATATTGCTTATATGCTTCAGCTTCTTCTTCTGTTTTGAATATATTACTACTAATCTTGCGGAAGTGATCTTCAACTTCATCATACCCATATACTTTCATTAATTCTCCATCTGAACTGACAAACCAGTATACTGCTCCATCCACAGGCCACTCGTCTCGTTCAGCAGGTTTATTCTCAACTTCTTTACGAAGAGCCGCAAGTTGTTCTTCAAGTTGTTTAATTTTGTCTAGTGTGCTCAATTCAATTCCTCTCTATTCGGCAGCCACTTAGGCATTCCAAGTTGATCATACAATTCATCACAAAACTGCTTCCATACCTTCAGTCTATGATTGTAACGTTGAAAGATAATGTTACGCAAAGTCATGTAGTTTGTCAAGACTACTCTACGTTGAATAAATCCATCAGGTAAAGCATTAGCTACTTCTTCAATGTCAGGTTTATCCTCCTTGATCCATCTGTTGAATTCTCCCATATCAAAACACTTAGGAATCATCTCAAAACGATCAGCAGTTACTCCTGTCTTCATCAAAGTGTGCATTGTACTTGTAGACATCTTTCTGAATCCAATCTGATAGCGATCAAACTGTTTCCACATATACAAAGGAGCTTCAATTTCAAGCCATACTGAAGTAAGTGTTAGAAAATCATTATGCCCTCCGCCTTGATGAGCCATCTTGATAGAGCGTTTAAGAGCTTTCTCACGCTGACCTTTCCACCATTCAGTTACATCTTGAGACTCATCAAAATAGGATAGTGACATTGCACGTAAGGCTTCATCCCATCCTGCTTCATTTAGTAATCTAACTTTCAATTATTCTTCCCTTACTTAGTTTAAAACACTGTTTGTTACATTCACTGTTGTAATATATCCCAAGCTAATCGCCGAGATAACTATAATGAGGCTGATTACAACATACAATGAATATTTATTCATAAACAGTGACTGTCTTTTGCTTTTTTTCTACTTCGTAAAGAGTAGAAGAATCAAATTCTAAACCGTTATATGAATAGTAGCTGTAATCAAACCGATAGACTTTATCTTTCCACTTAAACACGCTGTAAGCATACTCTCCCTCGCCTTCCCCACCTTGTTGTTCAATCAATTCAAAGCCTTCAGGTGAGTCGATGCCAAACAGAATCTCTGCATAATCCATATCTTCCAGAGCTTCCTCAGGGTTTTCGATGTTGTATGCTTCCATAATCTCATTGAAAATTACTTGTTTATTTACTTCCTTTGCCATGATAATCTTTCCTTCTTTAATTGTATTAAATAAATGATAAAAATAACTAAGCTCAGGCTTTGCAAAATAATCCAAATGATCTATTAGAAAATCTGTTGCCCAATTCTTTGTTAAGCTAACTACTGTTTTATGTAACGCTAAATGATAAGCTTGCATCCAAGTATACTTACCACAGATCTTTCCCGGTATCAACCATCTCTCTGCTGCAATAACACTTATCTCTTCTTTGAACATCCTTAATTGTAGATCTAAGGATAACTTATCAAACTTATCTTTGTCAATAGCTACATCAGCTCCATCACATAAACAATAACTATAAACAGGAGGATTTGGATAAGCTACCAACTCATGTAGATAATCATGATCATACACATAAGGTACGTACTCATTAAAGAAGTCATCCTTCTTCTTGTAAAGCGATAGGAAGGGTTTATTACCGTTCTCCTTCCTCCAGTATTCAGTAAGCTTAGAATACAGCTCTGGGAGCTTCTTACAGCCTTTAGCTTTCAAATAAAGAACATCGCTCTTATGTTTCTGCCATTTAATATCCCACCCTAAGTGAGAGCACTTAATGGTGTATATTGCGTCTAAAGTAGCATACCCACTATCTTGAGGTAGGATATCAAGTATTTCCGGAGGTAGTTGTATGAAATCCTTTCCCGTAAGGGGGGCGAAAGATATGCCTTTTGAAATTGCTACATCCCTATCATTAGGCTCCCTGAAATCAGGAATCCAATGTTTGATAGCTGTACTTCCTATGATTATCATATTAACAACCTCTTAAATACAAACTATATTCTTTTAGAATTCAATAAGTTATCTTTTTAGCTGTTGACTTTTAAGAAAAAATATGATATAATATTTCTTTCTTCTCTTTACAAGAAAGCTTCTTAAGGAGTCCACTTCTTGTTTCTCTTCGTTTTTTAGAAGATAGTTAAGAACAGCCAAGCAGAATTAAATCTTAAATATAAATCCTCAGCATATGCCCTTCGGAAGAATCCTCTCAGCTATAAACTATTAGTACAGATACCTACCTTTAG